GAGGTCTTTCAAGTAGTATTACAACTGAATTACAAAACCAAAATATTAAACCTATTGTTTTGGTTGAGATACTTTTTCCAACACCTCAAAGAATTACAAACCATTACAAAGACATAACATTTAATTCAAACACATACACAGCTAGTGGGCATTTACTTTCTATTACTACAAAAGCAGAAAATTCAGAAATAGATACAAGCCAATTTCAAGTAGAATTATCTGGTGCAGATAACTCCTTCATATCTATTGTACTTAATAATGTTGTCAGTAATGATAATGTAAATATTGATATTGCTTTTCTTAATAGTTCAGATGCAATAATAGATAGTTTTACATATGATAAAGGTTTTCTTGATAGTTTTAGCATTGATACGGATAAAGCTATTCTTATATTGAATTGCTCATCACATTTTGCAGACTTTTCAAGAGTGCAGGGTAGAAAAACAAATACAGGTTCACAGCAAAGATTTTTTACAGGAGATTTAGGATTTGAGTTTGCTTCTTTAACATTAGATGATTTAAAGTGGGGTAGATCATAATGGGTTTTTTTAATGACATAGTCAAAGGTGTTCAAAAAATTTTTACAAAGGTCATTTCATGGCTTATTCCAATTCCAGATGTTCCAGACTTATCAAACTTCAATCAAGAAGAGCAAAAAGGAATACTTGTAAATAAACAATCGAATGATGCAAATATACCTGTTGTTTATGGAACAAGGCTCTTAGGTGGCACAAGAGTTTTTTTACAAACATCTGGAACAGATAATCAGTATTTATATGGTGCATTAGTTTTATGTGAAGGAGAGGTCAATAATATTACAGAAATTAGAGTTGATGATAGTGCAGTCACATTTGCATCAAGTATTTCTAATGGTACTACAATAACATCAAATGACTCAAGGTTTGGAACTACAATACAAGTTCAACCCTTTTTTGGTGCAGACGATCAAGTTGCAAGTTCTTTGCTTACTACTTTATCGAATTGGGGATCTAATCATCGCCTGAAGGGGGTTTGCTATTTAGCTTTCAGAATTACATGGGATAGAGATAAATATTCTGGAATACCAAAAATTCAAGCTAAAGTTCAAGGTAGGAAAATATCAACATTTGATGGTAGTGATAATGAAACAACAGGGCAATTTTCAAGCAACCCTGCATTTATTCTAATAGATTATTTAAGAAATTCTACTTTTGGTAAAGGTGTATCTTTGTCATCTATTGACATTCCATCATTTTTTACAGCTTCGCAAGTATGTGATGCAACTGTGACTTATCATGGATCTACAACAGGCAAATTAATCGAATGTAATGCAGTATTAGATAGTAAAGCAAAAGTTATAGATAATGTTAAAAAACTTCTTACAGGTATGCGTGGACTACTTAGCTATTCGCAAGGAAAATATAAACTTGTGGTAGAAACTACAGGAACAAGTCAATTAACACTTACAAAAGATAATACAATTCGTGGTATCAAAGTATCTTCAGAACGAAAAAACAACAAATTTAATAGAATGCTAATAGATTTTACTAATCCAGACAAAAACTTTCAAAGTGATACTGTTGTTTATGACACAAATCATTCATCACTTTTAACTGAAGATAATAATTTATTACAAGAAGGAAGATTAGCATTACCAACAATAACAAATATACATCAAGCTAAAGAAATGGGTAGAGTTGCACTTTTAAGATCAAGAAATAGTTTGTCTGTTTCTTTGAAAGCAAATTATCAAGCAATTAATTTAATTGTAGGAGATATTGTATCTGTCACAGAAGAAGTGACAGGTATGAGTACCAAAAAATTTAGGATTATGAATATGGCTATCAATAATGATTATACAGTAGATTTAGGATTAGTAGAATATCAAGACAGCTTTTATACATTCGAAACACAATCTGCACCTGCAACGATACCAGATACAAATTTACCGAACCCATTTACAGTACAACCACCTGCATCAATAACATTGACAGATGAGTTGATTGAATATGGTGATGGTGTTGTTTTAACAAGATTAAATATTCTTATTGGTGCATCACCAGACAATTTTGTTCAAAACTATATTGTAGAGGCAAAGAAAACATCTGAAAGTGCATTTAAATTAATTGGTCAAGGATCAGAACTAAATTATGAAATGTTAAATGTTATTGATGGACAAAACTACTCTGTCAGAGCAAAAGCAGTAAATAGTTTAGGTGTTTCATCATCATTTATTACAGCTACAAGAGATATTGTTGGTGGTGTTGATGCACCATCAAATGTTGAAGATTTTGCAGTCGAATTACATGGACAAGATCATATGAAACTGACATGGACACCACCATCAGCGAACACAGATCTAGATATATCATTTTATGATATTAGATATCAAAATGTGACTACAGGTGCTAATTGGATAAATTCAACTAATTTAGTTAGATGTGTAAGAAGAAAATGCGATCATGCCATAGTTCCTGCCAGAACAGGATCATATTTAATTAGAGCAATAGATAAAAATGGTAATTCATCATTAGAACCAAGTATAGTCACTACCAACATATCTGATATTCAAGCATACAAACAAATACTTACATTTACAGAAACACCTAATATTCTTACAGCTAGTACAAATATGGATAGCACTTTTCCATTAGCTGTTAAAATAGATGAGTCTGGCGATACAGTTTTAACACTTGATACAGTCACAAACTTTGATGATACAGCAGGAAACTTTGATAGTGTTGAAGGTGATTTTGAATTAGGTGGTACAGATACATCATCAAATCCTAATAATTTTAATTCAAATAGAGATGCAAAGGGTTTTTATAACTTTACCAATACTCTTTCTTTGACAAATATATTTGATGGAAACTTAGAGCCAACGATAACTTTAGATGCAGAAAACCCATACGATAAATTTGATAGTGGAAGGGGTGCATTATTATTTGATGAAGCAAAAGCACCTTTTGATGGTAATGAACAACTAACAGCTTTTCACAGAGTACAAATAGCAACATCTACAACATCTTTGGCAGATTGCACCACTTTTGTTGATATTACACAATCTGCTACATTCAAATTTAAGTTTGCTAAATTTAGATTGAAACTGACTAATGATGATGCCCAAACATCAAGTAATGTCAAAAGTATAGCTATAAAATTAAATATGGAAGAGAGAACATTCTCTGAAAATGATTTAGCTACATCTTCTGGAACAAAAACAATTACATATACAAATCCATTCCATGATGTACCTGCTGTGGGTATTGCTACACAAAATATGCAGACAGGAGATTTCTATACAATCACAAGTAAGACAAGATCTGGATTTACTATAAACTTTTTTAATTCTTCTGGATCTGCTGTTGATAGAACATTTGATTATATTTCTAAAGGTTTTGGTTTGCAAAGCACATAAAAATCATTTATAGGTTATTACATGAGTCAAGTATCAGATGTTTCATTAGCAAATCAAGGATTTTCAGCTTTTAGAACTGAACTAAACAATATCCTTGGTGCATTGAATACAGCACACATTGGTAGTTCTGCACCTTCATCAGTAGCACAAGGCACGATCTGGGTTGATAGTGGAACAAGTGGATTTCTAAAAATTAAAATAAATGACGGATCTGATAACATTGAATTATTTAGTATTAATATAACAAGCAACGCAATAACAAGTACAGCATCTGTGACAGGTACAATTTCGGAAACTGATCCTAATGCTTTACCATTAGCGATTGCGTTAGGATAGGAGTAAAACATGGCTAATGTTTTCAAGGTTAAGACTAATGGCAGTATGCCTAGTTCGTCTGGCACACCCCTTACTTTATACACAGTTCCTTCAAGCACTACGACTGTTGTTATTGGTCTTATACTTTGTAATATCCATACAACAGGGGTGACAGCTAGTGTTCAATTAGTTTCAGATACTTCAGATACAGAAACAAATGAAACTGTATTTTTAGCAAAAGATGTTTCAGTTCCTGTAGGATCACCACTTGAACTTTTATCTGGTGGAAAAGTAGTTGTTAAGGCAACTGATGTGATTAAGATTGATTGCTCTGTTGCAGGTAAAATAGATGCTTGTTTGAGCATTTTAGAAATAACATAGGTTTTATATGGGTTATATTGGAGTACAACCAGAAGCAGGATTTACAAGTGGTCTGCTAGATAGATTTACTTCTACCACAGGAACTACAGTCACATTAACTCACGATATTTCTTCAGAAAACGACATCATTGTATTTGTTAATTTTGTAAAACAGGATAGCACAAACTATTCAGTAGGTGGAACAGGCAACAAAACATTGACTCTTGGTGGTACTCTTGTCAGTTCAGATGTCGTAGAAGTTCATTACTTAAACATAGTAAAACAAACATCTCAACCTTCTGCAAATTCAGTTGGTATTACTCAATTAAATGTTTCAGACGGCAGTAATGGTCAAGCATTAACAACAAATGGTAGTGGCACATTATCTTTTGGTACAGTAGGTGGTGATAACACACCTGCTTTCTTTACTAAAGTTGGAAGTAATCAAACTATTGCAGACGGAACTTGGACAAAAATTAACTTTGATACAGAAGAATGGGATACTGATTCTGCATATGATAGTAGTAGTAATTATCGTTTTACAGTTCCAAGTGGTGAGGGTGGTAAATATTTTTATTCTTATTCAATGTTTATATCTGGTCTTGATGAAGGTGAATATTGTCAATCAAGATTATACCTTAATGGTTCATCAATAAACGAAGGTTTTGCAAGATCATATTCACAGAATAATATTGAGATAACAGTAGGTAGGGCTTCAGTCATTGATTTATCTGCAGGTGATTATCTTGAAGTTTATGCACAACAAACAGCAGGGTCTAGTGAAACAGTTAGTGCTTCAAATTTTTCAACTTGGACAATGTATAAATTAATAGGAGTATAATGAATGCCATTTAACAAGATACAAAGTGCAGGATTTGATTTAACTGATAACTATGCTTTTACAGGCACAGTTAGTGGTGCAGGTGATCAAGCTGATTTTGTTAAATTAAGTACTGTTGATGCTAGTAGTGGAACTTCGGCAGTTATTTTTAATAGTTCTGTTGTTGATAGTTCAACCTATAAACATTTTTATTTGATTGGTCATAGAATTTATGGATCATCAAATGCTGTAAATTTTGAATTTTCTGTGTCAGATGACAATGGAAGCACTTTTACTAACGATAATAAAAGAGGACAAGTTTACAGAAATTTATACTCTGGAAGTTCTTTTGGTCACGAACAATCAACGACATCAAATGGAAAAGCTGTAATAGGTGGTTCAATAGCAAATAATACTGCTGGTGGTAGCTGTAATATATGGATTAATGGTGCAGGTTATTCAAGTTGGAAATATATAAATTATCAATTTACATTTAGGCATAGTGGTGGCGAAGCATATTGTACAAATGGATCATGGGAACAACAAAATAGTTCTGCCTACAATTATTATAAATTGACTCTTAGTAGTGGAAATATTTATGGATATTATACTTTATATGGGATAAGAAATTAAAATGAGTAGAACAAGAATAGTAAATGGTGTAGTAGAACAATTAACAACAGAAGAAATTAGTATTTTAGAAGCAGAAGAAAAAGCATGGAGAGATGCAAACCCAGAGCCTACAGAATTACAAGCAAAATTAAATAATCTAAGAGAAAAAAGAAACTATTTATTAGCAAAAACAGATTGGACAGCTAGTAGTGATTTAACAATGAGTACAAAAATGACAGAGTACAGACAAAAACTTCGTGATGCTACTGAAGGTTTAGATACTGTAGAAAAAATAGAAGCATACAAATTTCCAATGGAGGTATTAAAATGAGTTATATAGGTGTTCCTCCTGTTTCTGGCGATTTTGTAGTTTTAGATAATATTACAACATCAGCTACTGCAAGTTATACCTTACAAAGATCATCAGTAAACTTTGCACCAGAGAGTGCAAACCATATGTTGGTATCTCTGAATGGCAGTATTCAGAAACCCAATTCTAGTTTTACAATATCTGGATCTACAATTACATTTTCATCTGCATTAACTTCAAGTGATGTCATAGATTTTATATTAGTTCTTGGTAATGTTAATGCTGTTGGAGTGGCAACAACTGTATCTGATAGTGCAATTACAAAAGCTAAAACAGATTTTGTTTCAAGTGGATCTGGTTATACAGGTACAGGATTAGATATAAAAGGTAATGGATCAGCTAATGGACGATTAGGTTTGCTATGTTCAGCAGGAACACATGGTGTGGCAATAGAAAGCCCAGATCACAGTTCTGCCCAAAGCTACACAATTCAATTACCAAGCAATTCACCAACAGTAGATAAATTTATTAAAGTCACAAGTCTTACAGGAAGTGGTGCTACTGCTATTGCACATACTCAATTTGCAGATGCAGGATCTGATGGTTTTGTTCTTGTAGATAATGGTAATGGCACGAACGCAACTAGTCTGAGTATTCAAAGTAAATTTACATCAACATATACAAATTATAAATTAGTCATAAATCTTATGCCTGTAGCAAATGGAAATGATATGAGAGTAAGGCTTATGAAAGGATCAGCATTAGAATCAGATAGTGAATACAGATATGTTTTAAGACAATGGAATAGAAGTTCCTCAAGCACAAGTGAAGCATATACTTCTGGTTGGGGTACAGATCATTTTAGATTAAATGGATCGGGTGTAAGTAGTTCAACAGAATTTGGTCTTTCAGCAGTTTTACATATAATGAACCCTTTAACACAAACTTCTACAAACACCCCAAATGATTGCATGATTATGGCAGATACAGTTTATTATGCTGATAATTCTAATATTGTAAGAGCAGTTGTAGGTGTCGATTATCAAACATCAGAGGATTTTGACGGAATAAATTTTGTATTTTCTAGTAATAATATTGCAAGATATAACTACTCTTTATTTGGTATAAGTGGTTCATAATGGCAGATCAATTTAAAAGCATAAATGGTAAAGCAGTCAAATTGACAGCAAAAGAAGTCAAGCAATTAGAAGCTGATAGAAAAGTTTGGACTGAGGAGAGAAATCAAACAAATATTGCAGAACAAAAAGCTATAGATGATTGTAAATCTGCTAATGATAAATTATTAGCTTTAGGATTAACACAAGACGAAATTACTGCATTGATTGGTTATTCAATACCAGAGGAAGAAGAAGAATGACACTTATAAAAACTAGAGCAAGAGGACTAAAGTTAGATGATACCTTTGCATTTACAGGAACTGTAAGTGGTGCGGGTGGTATTGCAATGGTAGACCAATTTAGATTAACTTCTAATTTAACCGCAGACGCAGATCCAATTACTTCTAATTTAGAAAGAGTTGATGATGCTTCTTTTTCACAAATAGGTACAGGAATGACTTTAAGTAGTGGAATATATACATTTCCTACAACAGGATTATTTCAAGTTAGTGTTAATGCTAGTTTTCAAATCGCACAAGATGTAAATGCAGATGTTGAAACTTATGTTTCATCTGATAGTGGTAGTAATTATGACCAAGTTGCTTTAGCAACAGGAGGTGAGCAAAGTAGTAGTTTTTCTAATTTTGTTTCAAATTCCATAGCTTTTGTAAATGTCACTAACGCAAGTACATTTCGTGTAAAATTTGTTCTAAGTGGTGTTGCTTCTACCGATACAAGATTACAAGGTAATACTAATCGTAATTCAACATCATTTACATTTCTAAGACTAGGAGATACCTAGAGTGAATGAAAAATGATTGGTTTATTTATTTTATATCTACAATTTTAATTTCATTTTTATTATTTTTACCAAAAGCATATTCCGAAACAAATACAGTTTCAAATTCTACAGTCACAGTAGATAAAACACCACCATCAGCAAATTCACCATCTATAAATTCAGTAAACAGTTTTATATGTAGATCTGGAGTGTCTGGTGCTGTGCAAACGCAAATACTTGGTATTAGTAGTGGTATGACTATCGTAGATTTAAATTGTGAACGACTTCTTCTTTCGCAAACTCTCTATAAGCAAGGTCTTAAGGTGGCAAGTGTTTCAATATTATGCCAAGACAAAAGAGTTTTTATAGCCATGCAAAATTCTGGAACAAGTTGCCCTGTCTATGATCCTATACAAAAAGTTTCTTTAATTGGACAAGAAGCACAAGATTATTGGGAAGCAAATCCACATCTAAGACCAGATTATGAAGATATAAAAGAGCAAATTGTAGAAGAAAAAAAACAAGAAGGAACTTTTGATGATATTAAGGATTTTGGTCTTTTGGCTCTTAGTATGCTCGTATTCCTCTAAAGCTGAAGAAATAGATACAGGTAATCTAGTTCCACCTGCTGATGAGTGGACATTAGAAGATAAAGCATCAACAACCCAATGTAGTTATTCTGGTCAATTACAAGATGGAGAAGTTTGCACAGGTAGTTCAAGTATTCGTGGTGGCTACAATGAAAATGATGGTGGCAAG